AATTGCATGGATATGCATAAACTGCAACGCAGAATTGATGGAAGATGATGACGAACCTGTAGGGGTATGTCAAGTGTGTGAAGAACAAGAATTAAAGGGGGCAGAACACACAGCTGGGTGGTATTATAAATTCGATAAGAAAGAAAGGCTACGTCAAGTAGGGGGGTTAGACTATTTGAAAGAGTTTGATAGGTGGACATAATGGAGGCTGCATGGCTATTAGTTTAAAGATGTTTCGCAAGGCTGGCTTTGAGGGGATTTGGCGACCAGAGTCAAATAAACTCGACGTCTACGAAATTGAAGGTACCACCCCATTCCTTCTAGAATCGAAGGATTTTACCAATAGCCGGGTGGCTGAAAATTACTTTATGGATAAGGTTGGGTTGCGCCCATCTGAACTATGATCCCTTATAGGAGGGGGCGCAGTTGTAGACTCTTATGTAGGGGATCATTAAGTTGTACTATAGAGAGAGTTGTGCCCCCTTATAGAGAGGGTGCAGTTGTAGACCCTTAGGGGGGTTGCAAGTTATACCTTGTTATGATAGAGTTAGGGCCCCTTATAGAGGGCACGAGTTATACGTCATATAGAGGAGCAAGTTGCCCTATAGAGAACAGCCTGCAGGGGTTAATCTCCAAGGGTGAGCGGTGGCACCCTAAATACAATACCGGGACCCCTGTGGGGATTGCATTGGCTCGGTATTGTAACCACCGCACTTTTTACACCTTGGTGAAGCGATGAGAAAAGCGGGACATATTGTTAACTATAAAAAGGCTAGTAAGCTACTAAAAACTGTACGGCAACTAGAGTATGGGCTTATGCGTAAAGGCAGGGCCAAGCCTGTGGACTATTTTCTAAACAGGTGCCTAGATAATATTGAAAAAATAAAAGCCCTCCCTGCCGATGAGGATAGCACGGGAGATAAAGACTGGTTTTTAGAACAAGCATGGCTTGTCTACTTGAAATTCCAAGAAGTTAGAGCGTTAGAGGGGGAAACGCAGGATTACGCATACCGTGAAGTTGCTGTGAGTAATTTATCTGAGGCTGATAACAAAACCTATGACAACCTTATGGAGCCGTCCATAGCTAACGTGCGATCAGGAGGGCTTGGGTACGCCCGTGTGGACTGGAACACAATGGGGGTTGCAACTGGGCAAAAGTATGATAGACTGCGCGGGTGGTTTAGGACTGTGTGGCCTAGTGGCTACAAATTCGAAAGAAATCTAGAAGACACTGATTACTGGGTATTTAAAAATGATCCAAACGAAAAGAAAACTAAGTGTAGATGAGGTACACGCAGAGGCTGTGGATGTTGTGCATAGTATGGTGGATATATTAGAATCCACCCTAGATAACGTAACAAAAGAGATAGCCACTGGGCTTACGTTTAGCGCATATACGGTTATACACAACTCATGCATGGCGTTAAACGATGACCTAGATGACACCCTCTTCGATCTGAGGGCCTTGATGGCGGGTATGGGTAGTAAGGAGACGAAACCAGACAATGAATTGGAGGAAGACGATTGAGTTCAGAAACAGCAGTTGAACCAATAGAACTATTTGCAGACAACCTAAGTCCGTACCTATCGGGCGATCAGTCCAAAAGTATAAAATCAGCTAATCACTTCACCAAAGAGGTCCTAGATTATTACCTTGTAGGAGAACATGTAACAGGCGTTAAGCTCCCGTGGGGAGATCATGGTAAGTTTAGGTTGCGCGGAGGAGAATGCACGATCTTGGCTGGAATCAATAGTGCAGGGAAAAGCCTTTTGGCAGGACAGGTAGTTTTGGGGGCTCTTGATCAGGGATATAAATGCTTATCTGTATCTTTAGAGATGAGCCCTAAAAGCCAGTTGGCAAGAATGTGGAGGCAAGCGTCCCTAGAGATGCAGCCAACACTAGACTTTGGTCTTGGGTTTAACGCTTGGGCTAGGGATAAGCTGTATTTCTTTGACAAGCAGGGCAGCGTTGATTTGCCGTCTTTAATGGCTGTCATTCGTTACGCGGTTGACAACCTAGGCGTGTCATTTATTCTAGTGGATAGTTTAATGACTATTAGTGGCATAGCCAATGACGATTACACCAAACAGAAACAGGTTGTTTGTGAAATAGCTGATGCGTGTAGGGATTTAGATTGCCACATACTGTTGGTTGCTCATGCTCGTAAATCTATGTCTGTGAGGGATAAGATAGATCGATTTTCGATCAGGGGAGCGGGGGAACTGGCAGACCGTGTTGACAACGTGCTCCTAATGGGTAGATACTACGAGGATGATTGTGACGCTCCAGACGCTTGGTTAGCCATTTCTAAGGCTAGGCATTGGGACATGGCGGAAGCTGAGTTCCAGTTAGATTTGCACATGGAGTCCCTCAACCTAATGACAGGCGGCCAACGGCCTATAAAACTAGCAATGAATGACGAGGTGTATGACGAGGAAGAAGATGAGTAACTGGAAAAGATTTGAGCGTAGGGTGGCTGCTAAGTTTGGTGGTGAGCGCATACCTATTACAGGGCGAAAAGAATTAGACATACGCCATCCTACTTACGGTATAGAATGCAAGTACCGAAAGTCATTGCCAGCGTGGCTTTTCAAACACGCCATAGGACAAGCGGTCACAGGCTCGGCAAAGTCTGGTAAAATCCCCGTGGTTGTTCTAGGTGAATATAATAAATCAGATATGTATGTCATAGCAAAGATAGAGGATTTTGTACGGGCAACCCGGCAGCCATTGGCGTCGGAAAATAAGGTTGGTCGTCTAGCTAGTGACAGTCTGCTTCAGTTTGCAGACACTAGTGATGATGACCACTTGTCTGAAATTTAATTACAAACGAAAGAGGTATAGTATGAATCGCATAGAGCGACAGTTAAAACGACCCTTCCCTATTACTAAGTTGCGGTGGAGAAAGGGAGGCGGTGGAAAGGAGCTCGTGTATATCACAGCACGAGAGGTGCAAGATCGTTTAGACGAAGTGTTTGGGTCTGGTGGTTGGCAGTGTAGTTATGAGTACATGGGTGATAGGATGGTTTGTAGGATAGAGTGCCTTATGGATGGCAAATGGGTTGGCAAGTGTGATGGCGCAGATGACACCAGCATCGAAGGCGCTAAGGGTGGTTTAAGTGATGCGTTCAAGAGGTGTGGTGTCATGTGGGGAATTTTTAGGTACGGCTACCATGCGTCTGCATTTGACTCTCAGAAGAAGCCAGCTAGTTGGGCTACACCAGAGGGTTTTGATAAACTGATGGAACAACGAGATAGGGAGTCTACCAATGAGTGGAAAGAAGAATACAGCAACGCGGCGTAAGGATGAGTATGAAAAGGACATCGACAATGAAAAGATCGATTCCTGTATGCAAGACTTGTTAAACACTGTGGGGCTCTTTCTAGCAGAGTTTGAGGAAATGGATGGGGACGTTTTGTATTCCACGTACACTAAAATTAGGGAAAGCACACACAGCGCCAACCACTCTAAAAAAGTTAAGGAAATGCCGCGTGTTGGACCGATTTGGGATTTCGATAAGGGAGTAACAGGGGAGTACTACTATAATGTTTAGAACGGAACTCGGTGCTAATATCTTCAAACAAAAATACGCATCAAATCCGTATGAAACTTGGCAAGACAAAGCCAACACTGTTGTAAACAGTGTATGCGGGGATAGCGATGGTAGTAAAAACAACTTGTTGGGAAAGTCTGACAGGGATCAATTAGCTCAATATATAAATGAGTTTAAGTTTATGCCCGGAGGAAGGTATCTTTGGTATGCTGGTCGGGAAGCAAGGTTCTATAACAACTGTTACTTGCTGCGCCTAGAAGAAGATACGCGAGAGGAGTGGGCTGGGGTAACGCAGAGGTCTATGTCGTGTCTGATGACTGGGGGAGGTATTGGGGTTGATGTGTCCATCGCTAGGCCCTCAGGAAGGGGCCTAAGGAAGACTGGTGGTGTAGCCTCTGGGCCCCTACCACTACTGTACACTTTGAACGAGGTGGGTCGTAATGTCATGCAGGGCGGTAGTAGGCGGTCAGCTCTATATGGCTCTATGGACTGGAAGCATGAAGATGCATGGGATTTTCTAAAGGTTAAGAACTGGCACGACATGAAATTACCGGGTACAAACCTTAGTCTTGCAGATGCCAAGAAAGCTGACTTTAACTTCGCAGCGCCGCTCGACATGATGAATGTCAGCCTGAATTACGACGATATATGGCTGAACGGTGGCGACGATGAAATATTTATAGAGAATGTTAGACAGGCTATGATGACTGGCGAACCCGGATTTAGCTTTAACTTTGGGGGGAAAACTAACGAGACTCTTCGAAATGCGTGCACGGAAATTTCGTCGGAAGACGATTCTGATTGTTGTAATTTAGGTTCTATAAATATGGCAGCTATAGAGTCTTTGGAAGAGTTTAAAGATGTGGTGCGGTTAGGGTCTAAGTTCCTTGTCTGTGGTTTAATTAGGGCGCAATTACCTTACGAGAAGGTGGCTCAGGTTAGGCAGAAAAACAGCAGGATAGGGCTTGGCCTTATGGGCATCCATGAGTGGTTGTTAAAGAGGGGTCACCGTTATGAGATGGTGGATGAACTTAAACAATGGATGAAAGCATATGAATCAGAAAGCAAGCGATCCGCTGATGAGCATTGTGACAGACTTTTTCTCAACCGTCCTAAGGGATACAGAGCAATCGCTCCGACAGGGACTATTAGCATCCTTGCCGGGTGCGGAGGGAGCGGCTTGGAGCCAATCTACGCCGTGGCATACCGCAGACGCTACCTTACGGATGGGACAAAATGGAAGTATCAATTTGTCGTTGACGGTGCAGCCCAAACTTTAATCGACTCAGGCATATCACCAGATGACATAGAGTCCGCTGTGGATCTAGCCAAGGATTTCGAGAGGCGTGTTAAATTCCAAGCTGATGTGCAGAAGCATGTTGACCATGGGATTAGCTCTACAATCAACATCCCCGCTTGGGGGACTGAGTTCAATAACGAGGACAAGGTGATGGAGTACGCTAAGATATTCCGTAAATACGCACCACATCTTAGGGGCCTAACCATCTACCCGGATGGCTCTAGGGGGGGGCCAACCTATCAGTCCGATTGACTACAAGGAGGCGCATTCTAAGCGTGGCGTGGTGTTTGAGGACAACTCTGAAGAGCAGTGTTTATCAGGGGTCTGTGGCATATGAATTCGCAAAAATGGATAGAATACCTTTCAAATAAGGATTCCTACTACAATCAAAACCATAAAACATCCCAGTACTATAAAGGTAAGACATGGGACACTGGCACACCTAAGCCTATGCCTATAGATGATGCTCCAGATGGCGTAGATATAAGAATACGAGACATTTATCCGGGCACTTTACCCAGAAGTGAAGACTCAGGCACTCCACGTGGGGAGTATTACGAGTTCCTTGAAAAAATCCACTTATATGAAAAATTGTGCGAACTGAGTGGGTACAAAGTCTTTCATAGGTCCGATGAGGAGGGCGACACGTGGACGGTAACACCGGACATGAAATGGGGGGATAAGGTTGGGTGGTTAGTGATGCGCTCTTTTGAACTTTATCACAAGTCTAAAAACAAAGAAGACGCCATCAGTTGGTTAAGAAAAAACGTGCCACCACTAAGGGATAATGGCCAAGATCCGTGGTCACACATGCGTGATCTTGACTTCGGGAATGGGATTTATCTAGGCGACGGGGTGTACGTATAATTAATATGATACCTAAGATTAAAAGATGGGAAAGCAAGAAGTATCGTGGCTGGGTTGCAATGCTGCCCTGTGGTAACTGTAGCGTAACGGATGATACTATCATAGCTCACCATTTAACTGCTATAATGGCTCCCCATTGTGGGGGCGCTGGACAAAAGGCATCCGATTATTTGACGATGCCTCTATGTCACAAGTGCCATCACGATATACATAACCCCCCATCTAGGAATGGGTTTAGCGCCATACAGCACCAGCCTACAATGATCTTTAACACCTTGCGCCTAGCTTTTCACCACGGTATACTGGGTGAGCCGGGAGAGGAAGGAGGATTTTGGTCGAAATGATTTCTAGTGAACAAGTGGAGGATGTTTTAGATTGGATGCGTGGCAACACAAAGGATCTAGCACAGGCTAGGGCTAATAAAATATCCCTAGAGAAGTTTTTAAAATCCAAACACGCGGAGTTATTTTTGGTTGCTCCTGACGGTAGTGTTGCATACAAGGAGGCTTGGGCGTATAATCACCAAGATTACAGGGGCCTACTAGAGGGGCTAAAGGTTGCCATCGAGCAAGAGTCTTTCTTGAGCCAGAAGTTTAAAACAGCGGAGGCAACGATTGAAGTATGGAGAACAATGCAAGCGAACGCGAGGATAGAAGCGAAGGTATTCTGATAACCAGTTCTGGTGTATCTAAGGAGTGGTTAGAGGGGGAAGAGGAAACCATGGAAGCGTGGTTTCACCAACAGCAGTTAGAACATGAACAGTCTTTAAAGAGGGCAAAACGAATGAGTTCATTTGAACCCAATAATAACGAAGTGGCATTGTTTAAAAATAGTTTCAAGGAACCCGGCGACAAGAAACCAGACATGACAGGGGAGGGTCTTGTAAACGGGAAGCAGTGGAAGGTGTCTGCGTGGCATAACGTATCTCAGGGCGGGAAGAAGTACATAAAGATGAGATTCTCAGAGCCTTATACTAACGCTACGCCTGAGCCTAAGGTGCCAGAATACGTTCCGGGCGCTGACGAAGGCGGCGACCCCTACTAGTGGAGTATGTAATAGACTTCGCTGACGGGCAGTCCTGTACGCTGCACTTTGACTCTGGTAGTCACAGGTATGAGCTACCCAACGGCGAAGTCATCCCATCTACAACACAAGTCCTTAATATAATAGCTAAACCAGCTTTGGTGTATTGGGCTGCCTCAGAAGGCGCTAAGTTCTTTAAGTCTAATGCTATAGAGGTGGACGAGGCTATCTGGGGTAAATTAGGCGGGGCACCCCTGTATTCGTTTGGCGGTCTAAGCTGCGATGAGATGGGGGTAGGCATTGCTAAAGCTCACTCAAAGGCAGCTAGTAAAGCTGCTGGCATAGGGACCACGGTGCATAGCTATGTCGAGAAGTTTATTAGGTCATCCCTACACGGCGAACCAGCTCCCGATATACCAGAAAACAAGAAGGTGCAGAAGTCCATAGAGGCTTTCTACAAGTGGCTAGATGCTAGTGACGTTGTATGGTTGTCTACAGAAGAGCGCTTGTTCCACCCCGAGTTGAAGTATGCTGGTACAGTGGATGCTGTCGCTGAAGTGGATGGTGAGTTTTGCGTAATAGACTTTAAAACATCTGCCAAGATATACCCAGAGCACAAGATACAGTGCGCTGCCTACGCGAAGATCGTCGAATTAATCTATGGTAGGAAGGTGGACTGTACCTACGTGTTGCGTTTTGACAAGAACAACGGTAAATTCCAAGTCGGCTCGTCCGACTCAATAGAAGAGGACTTCTTAGCGTTTAGGGCTGCGCTAGTATTAAACAAGAGGCTAAAGCGTTGAAATTAGACCAAGCAAGAGTATTTACAGATATGGTTGTATTCCATACACAGGCCGCTCTAACCACTATTGATGAGTTACTAAAAAGTGGCAAGTACAACTCTATTGTATCAGAGGTTCTAGAGGGCGGTGCTAAAGAAGCCTCCAGCGTCCACGAGAGGGCCGTGTGGGAGACTTTAAAGGATTTGTTTGACCCAGACATTAACCCAGCAGCAAAAGCAGAGTACGAGTCTCTATGGGGGCCAGATGCGGAAGAAAGGAAGCACTAACTTATTAATAATTGGGGACCCACACGCACACCCGGACTACGATAACACTAGGTTTGAGGCGCTAAGTAAGTTCATAGCCTCAGCTAGGCCACATATTGTCGTGTGCATGGGTGATCTAGGCGACATGCCTAGCCTATCCTCTTACGACCGAGGCACTAAGGGGTTTGAAGGCAGGCGATATCAAAAAGATGTGGATGTTGTGCTAGACGCGCAAGAGCGGTTGTTCCATCACGTAAAGAAAGCTCGTGGGTATTCCGCTAAATGGCATATGGTTGTTGGTAACCATGAGGATAGGATTAGTAAAGCCACTAACGCATCACCGGAATTAGATGGCACTATAGGGATAAAGGACCTACAGTACCGTAAGTTCTCTTGGAATGTTACACCGTTTAAACGAGCGTTGAAGGTGGAAAACATAATGTTTAGCCATTACTTTACGTCTGGTATTATGGGAAGACCTATTAGCTCTGTCCACATAGGACATGCTTTGATCTCTAAGCTCCATTGCTCTGCTGTGCAGGGACATTCACACCTATACAACCACAGTGAACAGACTAAGCCTGATGGACAGAAGGTGTTCGGTTTGTCTGCCGGGTGCTTTAGTCACCCTGACTACACCGAAACATGGTGTGCTGACACAGAGTATCAGTGGTGGAGGGGGGTCATCATGCTAGAAGGGCTTGATGGGGAGGGTTACTACAATGGTATTCATGCTATAACTCAGCGCAGCATACTCTAGGAGTCCATATGTCGCATAAACGCTATGATAAGGTAGAGTGGATAAGGGAGTTTGGCACGGTTGGTAATTGGCGTGTCGAGAAGATGGGAAAGCGCCCTGACTCTAGGTATGGTTACCTATTGTCTAACACCCAGCTTACCTACTTGTCTGTAAATAGGGGTCCTTTCAACTCGCCAGAAGATAGGGATGATAATATATTAAAAGATATATATAAGAGAGAGAAGAAACAATGAGTGACAACATCAGACAAAACCTTAGGTTGAAAGAATACAGCAAGGTGTGTTGGTCAAGAAGGGTTGGTCCGGGCTCTCCCCATCTGCATATTATAGTAACTTGCAGTGAGGATTCTGAAGAAGAGGAGACATTCTGTTTTTGGGCTGTCGGATGGCGGCAATTAGTCTATAAGTGCGACACGATGGACTTTAGTTTCAATATGTCCGCTGCCCCAAAAAAGCACAAACACATAGAAGGTTCGTTTGATAGGCCTGATGGCCCTGAAGAGTTTTGGAAAGTTATAGACTTGGATAGCCTAATCGTTTGGAATAAACAAGGGGAGGAAATAGAGCGGGGGGATGGCAAAGTGCCACGTGGTCAGAAATATGGGTTTAGCACGAAACACTAATCTATAAATAAGTAACCTCTAATACACACCCCTTTGGAAAAGCTGTTATACCATAGGGTACTGGCTTGTCCGCAGACTTGCCTTCCCAGTCTTCGTAGTCTAGGGTGTTAGCTATTTTAAGAGTGTCATCGTCTTCGTATACATGCCATCCGATACTCTCTAGTACGGGACACTTTACATCAGGGTGTTTCTCCCATTCACTACAAGCTATAACATCGCGCCACTTGACGAGGCATTTCTTATACGTTGTCACTCTTCTTCTTCCTTGTAAGGGGTCCGGGTAAAATCCAGCCGAGCAGCATGGGAACCACGAACAGCAGGATCAAAAACCACCCACCCATACTGACCAAATCACCAAGCAATGTAAAAAAGTTATCAGGTGCACAACTAGTCATGTCCGCCCCCTTTAGCGAAGGTGTATTCGATTCCATCACGTCCGCAACCACACTGGTCACAGAGGCACCGACCGCTGAGGCCAGTAACACAGGCGCAGTCCCCGAGGTCGCAATCGAGGCAATCGCACCCGCTCCTAACGAGCCTCCCCCGATCAACGCTGCCTTCTTTAGGCTGGTACATCCGCCGATCCAAAGAACAGCGAGTAAACAAGCGTAGCGACAATTAGGGCTGCTGCTACTGCTATCACGGGATGTTCTTTTGCCCAATCTTTTAATGATTCCATTATTTTTCCTCAAGTGTGAAAGAGTTACCGCAACCACATGCTTTAGTGTTGGGTATATCAAATTTGAATGTTGGCGAGAATGCGTCATCAGTCCAATCCAGCGTTGCCTTTGATAAATACTCCGCCGAGATGGAGTCTATAACTACATTTCTGTTCAGCCAAATGTCGTTCTTTTCCGCTCCATTCGTCTTCGCCAAGCCAACCGTAAAGCCGCTGCAACCACCCCCGTTTACCTCTACTCTTAAATATTCTGAATCTGCTAGAGTTTGGTTTATCCTCTGTTCTGCCGAGGGGGTAATGTTCATCGTTCACGTCGGTGTCCTAGGTTGTCTATTTTAACAGATAAAGATTTCAACATGTCTTTTATCTCTCCAAATTGCTCACTGTTTCTAGCGTCAGACCTATCCATACGCGCAGCCAAACTTCTTATATCCATCTGATTAACCACTGTCTCTTTTTCTATATTAGAGAGATAGGCGAAGAAACCCACACCCAGCATCAATGTGCCGATGATATGCCATACAGATATACTCTTAGAAACTTGCCAACCATTTCTTCGCTCTTCAGGCATTACTTTTTAGCCTTCCTTAGCTCCGACTTGATGAATTCTTTATATTCGGACATCGGCCCCTCGCCTACCTTACGAGACGCTGCTTTGGATACACGTGTCGCAGCAGCATGGCTCTTAAATGGGCCACCTAATCGAACGCCACGATGGTGTGGGTTGTGCGGTTTTGGTTTAGAGAATAGGTATATACCCTTATCCGTATCAAAACTTTCAGACTTTACATGCGCCATTTATACTGCTTCCTGCATTCTAGTATCTATATCTTTGATACCCTCTGAAACTGCATTCTGGAACACAAATGGAATAACCGCATGAACAACACCCACCAAAGCCATCACAATTAATTGAGCAGATAACTTTAGTGCGAACCCTAGATGCTTCCAATAACCCATATTACTATCTTTTAAATGACTCATATCTTTTCATTATCCTCTGGCATTTTAGCCGGTAAACTCTCTACTTCCAATGTTCGCAAATAATCCCTAGCTGACCAGAAAATACAAGTTTTGTCTACGCTCTGATTATGCAATAAAACAGTACTTGTGGGGTTATTTTTATTCTCTGTAATATACATCTGTATGTTTAGTCCAGAGGTTGTACTGATATCCATAGCGTGAACAGGTTTTTCATTGTACCCCTCAAGAAGTTCCCCCATTAGTGTTGCAGGACCACCTGAGGTGCATAGAACTTTAAGTGATACAACAGTCTGATATACCTTTAGTTCCTCTGCCTGCGCTTCGTCTGTGAATAAGAAGACAGCCCACAGAGCGATAATTGCAATCTTAATAGTCATTTAAAAGCCCTGTGTACTCCCGCAGAAGGTCCTCTACAACTCTATTTGGGCCAGATATCTCTTGTTCGGATGGTGCTAATGCTTGTCTTATACCTACAGCTAGTTTAGCTATATCTTGGGCATCCTCTGGGAATAAACTTCTGTAGCTGTTAGAAAGTTCTTCAAGTGTAGTGGCGATTTCTCTAGGTGTTTGTGCCTGTCCAAGCCTGAGAATTTCCTTAGATATAATTTTATTCTGTTTTGTCATTAGCGTTCTTTGCTGATTTACTATGTCCCTTGAAAGAGCAAATGGAGCGGAGAACTTGTATGCTGGTACCTTAGCTAGTGCAGTCCATAACATACTATTGAACATCTCTGCGGGTCCTGTCGCCCTTTCTAACGCAGTACCCATCCCTTGCGCTGTCTGTGCAGCATGTCTCACGTTAGCTAACTCACCTACAAAAGCACCCCACTCATCGTCACTTACAAAAACACCTTGCAACTTCTCACGGAGATTAACGTTTTCTAGAAGATCCGCAGCACTAATCTCTTCTCCCTTTATCTGTTGTAGTACCCCAGCCCTAAACATGGCTTTCTCTTCCGCATTATTTAGTGCTTCATACTCTGCTTTAAAAATGCTAGATACCTCTCCCTTCCTCAGCAGCGCTTGTCCCCCTCGCTCAGAGGCTTTTATGAGATTCTGCATTCTTTGGAATTCATCGTCGGCGGCAGCAAATGACGGT